CTTATGGTGAAACCTCTATGAGGTTTCTTGGGTCGCCAATCCTGTCAACTAGGAGATTAACTCTAGCTAATATTGGATGATATACTTGGTCGTACGTGTATATCTACGTTAATTTCTTATTGGTGTCCACCACATAGTGCGGTTATGTGGTTTCGCTTCAAATGTTGTATAAATTGTTATTCTTACTTCTTTAATATTTCATTTTATTTGTGTTGTTTTGTTTTATTTATCAATTCAGGAGTTGTTTTTGTTTTCTTAACAACCATCGTCATTGTTTTGGAGTTGGGCGTTACGATACCCATTGTTGAACGGTTGGCGTGATTCACACTTCCTGTCGGGGACTAGAGAGGTAGCCTGGTCGTAATTCCTCATCCCTTAAAAAGTTGGTTCGCAGCCATCCATAGATAGGTCTTCCCCACGTGGGTCATTATCTCCCCACATTACTAAAGAGATGCGTTGGTGACGTCGATAGCCCGTTTCCGCTGGCGTTTACCTTGTCCGCGTGATCAGTGGAGCCAGTATCCGTACCTCTGTGGAATCCTATTGTGAACTGTGGGCGGCCGAAAGCCGTGCTTACCAGCAATAGGACGTAGCAGTGTTGAATCGCCGAAAACAGAAACTGATCACCCAGGAGGTAGAATGGCAGCAACCGTGGAGTCCGGTAGATTCCTGACCTCTGTAAGTAGATGACAGTACGGAAAGACGTCAACCCCCATCACTATTAATGCAGACATCAGACACTACTCACCACACCACAGTTTCACCCATTCGTAATGGGTAAAAATCAGAAAAAGAAGGCGGCGGCCAACGCACAATTGAGCCAGGCTGTGTTCGGGCAGTCCGGTGATCGTTCAATGGTTCCCGAACTAGAGTTGGAGGCACCTCCTGAGTGTCTTCACTGCGCGGTGCACCGCGCTACTCCACCCGAGCTGCTTTCAATAGCAGAACCTTGTGGGTCCCTTCCTGTCGGGATCCATCCTTCAATAAAATTTAAAGGGACAGGAAGGGGTTGTCATGCGACCCCTGATACAAAGGCACGGGATCTTCAGTGCCTTGAAGCCATTCGATCGGGAGATCGAATGACGCTTCGACAATGGGCGTCTAGCACGCCCGCATCCATGGGTGATTTTGGCCGGTTTTACTGCTGGCTAAGCGCCTTTCATCCAAAGATCTTTTGGCGCGTCTCTCGCATTCTTGGCGAAGGCGCGCTGTTATCTGGGGATGAAGAGGGTAGGGACCTGTTGACGGTCCTTCCCGCATTGGGAGAGCCTCGGCTCTCTCGTCCCATCCGGGTGGAGGTGGTCACTCCATCTAACGGTAAACGACCAGGCGACCGAGGTGTTCTGCATTTCCGTCGTTTAAAGAAATCAAGTGAAGAGGGTGCTCTCACAACCCTTGATGAACTTCTCCTTCGTCTTCGGGCGATTCAGGATGAAGATCCTGAGAAATATTGGTTGGTCGGCGCAACACCCACACCGACGAATACCGATCGACGCGGTGTGATCCCGTGTCCCAAGTTTCCTGATTTGGATGCGGATCAACCTAAGAACCATCCTGGTGGAAAGGGGAGATATTGTTACACACAGTTTTTCCATCTTGACGAGCAGGCTTGGGTCGCGGGGGAGTTAAAATCTGGTCCTCTTTTGCTAGATTTACTCCCAAAACTGGAACTGCGTGGTCGCGCAAACGCTTGGCATGGCGTAACGTATGCCAATGGGTGGGTTCACGTCACTACTGGCGACCGTAAGCGGGATGTGGATGGTTACGTCTTCCACAGTAACACTGCTTGTTCCTCCCTTGTCGCATTTCTGGCTAAGGAATGTAAATGCGACATGTCAAAAGTTCGCGTCGGGTGGTCAGCGGCGTTAGGTCCCGGTACTGAATGGGATCTTGGTTATGGTGTTGATGAGGGCTCCTTGCGTGCCCCTACCGATCCGTCCTGGGCGGATTTCAACATAACAACACCTTCCTCCTTTGACGAGTTGACTCTCGATATGGTGACTGGTCGTCTGAGCCAGGGATTGTCATTGGATCTCGCAGGCGGGATCACCAACTGTTCTGACTGCGGTCAGAATTTCAATGAAAACGGTGATTGTGCTTGCGTCTTTAGTGACGATGAGGAAGAAGAGCCCTTGAGCAGGGCTTCTGATGGCGATGAGGAGGACCCAGCTTTCTGGAACGTAAAGTTGGATAACCCTTGTCGCCAGGGGTTTTCAAAGTCTGGCAATGTGGTCGACATTGTCACGATTAACGGTAGTGACAGGGTCGTTACCGGTCCACTGAAGGAACAGTGGAAGACACCATCGGCCATCAAAAACAACACCGCACGCCTTAGGCGTGCGGACGGCTTTCGGACTTCCGCTGCATTCTTTGATTCAGTGGTGGATAGTTCTGATGGTGTGGGGTTACTCCCCTGTTCAGTCCTTTGTCTTGGTCTTAGTCCTTCGGCAGCTCTCCGCACAATGGGGGGGACCAAGATAAATCATGTTCCGAGCGGGCGGGGAGATGACCCCTTCGATCATTTGACGCGGGTGGCTCGCCAGCGTCATAAAAAGAAGAAAAGGAAACCACCGATTGCTCGGTCGGAGAAGAAAATATCCGATCCTGATCTGGATGGCTTCCTTGACGATTGCATTCGTCAGAATTGGATTCTCTCGACTATAGAGAGAAGAAAATCCGCGGGCTTAAAGGTGCCCAAGCAGTTACGCATTACCTTGCGTGACAATCTGCGTGGTAAATGGCCACCAGATAAAAACATTAAACGAACACCCAAGGGTGTTCGTGTCAAGATTTGTCTTCCCAAGCCCACTTGGGAACAAGTTCAAAATTCTCTCCGGTTGGCCAAGGGATCGGCTTGGTCAACCGAATTGTCTCCGATCATTGGTCGCTCTTGGTTTTCTCGCTCGTCTGCGCTTAGGCGCCATCAATACAAAACCAAGAATGATTAATGTCTGACAAGGGTTCGGAGAAGGAAGCTGAGATCAACGTTCTCAGCGCAGGACAGGAGTCTAGCCTGCTTAATCAATTGGACCATGCCAAGTCGGATTCTACTGTCATCAAGTTCACTTACGAGCACTTTCAGGTTATGCCTTCGGAAGAAAGAGAAGAACTATTCTCCTTGCTTGGTAAAGTACAGCACGGATGGACAGGTGAGAGAACTGTTGAGTGTTATTGGCATTTTGGTGACAAGACGGGAGTTGGTGTCTTGTTCTTGTCTGACCTCTCCCACCGTACGGTGGTTCATCCTAAGGTTGGACATTACGGCCCCCCTCTTCATTTCAATCTGCCCCAAGGTTACACGGGTAGGTTACTGAAATATTCAAGGACGCTCGATGAGTGGATGGAACAGGCCAATGCAGCTAAGGCACAATCTGCAGATCAAGCTCAGGCGTTGATTGGGAAGATCAAGTCTGCTCTATTAAATCCTCGGATCCGTGCGGCGTGGCCACAACCCATTCCTACGGATGTTGAACTTGACAATTTGCGGAACAGCTTCGACACGCTCCTTGGGCTTTATAGCCAGTTGGAGGCGATGTATGATTCCGAGAAGGAGTTCTCCGAGCGACTTAAGGAGCGCATTTCGATTATTCCTGGCTTACGGACACTTGGGCAGTCACAACCCGGGACTGAAGTGACGACCGTCGTCATCTGCCCTGAATGTGGTGAGGCTTTTTCACCATCTGTGCCAGTTGCGTCAACTGATAGATGCCCAAATGGCCATCTATTCGCAACTGGGGTGGATGAAGTTCGGGAGGATATTCTTGTTTACAAGGGTAAATTCACGAAAAGAGTCGCACCATATGGTTCCGGTTTTTCGCCCCTCCACTGGGCTTACAAGTGGTACAATCGCTACGTCAAGGGCCGCATTCTGATCGAACGATTCAGGGACACATCCGTGCAACAAGGATGGTGTTCCTTCACCACAATCCTCTCATACTTGTATGAGGAGGATTTCGATTGGAATGGGTTCTTGAATGCAAGAATCGGTGAAGGTAATCACGTGGATCGTAACCATTTCGATGGTTGCCAAGTGATTACTCTTAATAAATGGCTTGATCTTATCAAGTCACATCGATTTGACCTTCGCGTGGTTGAACCAAATCTTGTAGAAGTGGAACTAGAGGATGTAGTAGGATTTTCCGTGAGGCCTCCCCCTGCGCCAGCGCTTGCATTGCTAAGTTCAACAAAAGATGCAAATGGCTTCAATCTCACAGATTATCAACGATACTACAGGTTCACGGAGGTGAGTCGATATCGATCACCGGATTTCGTCGGCATCCATCACACTGACTTCACAAACATGCCAACTTCTTGGAGGCAGCATGATCATGATGAACTTGTTTCATTGATGAATTACGCTGAAGTCTTTTTCAAAACGAAATTCGTTAAGGTCACTGCGAGTGGGAGAAACATAGAAGGCGTGGCAATCAGTTTCGAGTCCGTCCGACCGGATGTACTTCAAACAAACGTTTTATATGTTGTCGTTCCATCGTTCACAGGACTCTTTCGTGAATTAGCGAGTTGGAGGTTAATTCCTTGGCTTTATGGTTCAAGCAATTTCCGTTACTGGGTGCTGAATGGCACTAGTTTCGAGGGCACTAACATGACTAATCTCCTAGATCTTTCCGATGATCTATGGGACGTCATTGAAACTACTAGTGTCACATGGCCAGCGTCGTTTCAGTACTGCGGCACGACGCCAACCATTCTGAATAATGCTTTTGCACCTGGTGGTGCAATGGCATTAGTCCAGTCTAATTTTGTCAAGGAATGGAGGCATGGGTTTTCGACCTATGGCTATGATGAGCATTTTGTCAATAAGTACGCAGTGTGTCCCACTGTTTACTTTCCAAAACACTACCGACATTTTCGGGAGTGGACTGAAGGCCAGGAGCCGGCCTGCCCTATCGGCAGATCGCGCTACGTGCTTTTTGATCACACCCTGCCCTATGCATCCCGTTATGTATTGGGCACAAAGGTGGTTGATGTGGAACCCACAACTCATTACGAGCTAGCGGTCGAACTCGCCATTGCAGCTGGTTTTTATCGGAAACCAGCAAATTTCGTGGTGCCACAATCACTCCGCCGAGGCCACGATACCGCGTTCAGGCGTGGTTTCACGGCTGATAACGCTACGGAGTTTCGGTACGGGGTTGTACGTATGCCTCGTTTGCCTTTAGTCGCACACAAGAAATCCCGCAGTCGAAGATTCTCAATTTTTAGGTCACCTTTGGGGTTCCTAAAATTGTTGATCTGGAAATATTACACTGTGCTTGACTTTCTTGTCACAACCGTTGCGGCGGAGGTTCTCACCGGAGAGGTGACATCACTCTCGGTAATTGAAGAACCGGTCACCTTGGTTCAACAAGATTTTGGGGATGTCTATATTCTGAATAACGTGACCAACCAGTACTTTTCAAAGGTCATTTATACAGAAGAAATGCATTCACGTCTCCTTGATTCTTTTGATCTAGCTGTACGTACTTTATCAAACGTTGATCCTTTAAGGTTACTGCTATTCTTCTTCTTTTTCTTTTGCATACCAGGTTTCATACTCTGGTTAATTCGCGATTGGGTTGGCGCCTGGAAGCCCATCCCATCACTCGAAGATTATGACGTCACCGAAGAGGTTGACATGATCGAAATTGACGCGGATTACCCAGACTGCGACAGAAAACGCATTCTTTTTGGCGCCCAAGGTACCAATGGCGACATAGCTCCTCTGAAGTATGCCGCTCGCGTTGTCGCAAAATTTGGTGTGCCCACCGCATTCCGGGTGCTTAAGCACGACACCTCGGAAGATCTTCGCCGCGTGTCGCGCGGTGAACATTGGGATCACGTTCCTGCCTATCTCAATATGCAGGTGCTTTACCGGGGTGGATGGACATGGTGCTACGGAGCGTTTAACAACGCTCCTCGCACTACGAACATCCAACTCGGTCCATCCTCAAAGTGGGTTGGCCCTTTCAATGTGGCCAATACTACTTTAGGGATTTTAACCAAAGCATTAATGCACACGGTAGTTACGGAGTTCTCGATTGGATGCCTGAAAGATTCTAATGTTGGTCGTTCTGCAGATGGGTTCAACCTTCTGAAGGACAACCGATTCAAGGCGAATCACGAAGGTAGACGATCAGTCGGTTATGTGTTGGGTTCTGACGATTTGTTAATGAACGATCCTAAGGTTAAGGATGCTATCGCGAGATGCGGCGCAGAGCCCATCCGTGATACGGATCACGTCAGAGCCTTCCAAAATTACCGGCGAGTATTGTGTCACGGTGGGGCCGGCACAATGCAGACAATCATTGCTTCTGGGGCCACGGCCTACAATTTATCAACTGATCTGGATAGGGACTACCACCGTCCTCTCGAGCCTACTGATTTCAAGCAAACAACGCCTTTGCCGCTGATTGTTCATTGTTATTGGAAAGCCGGGAAGCCCATCCCAATCAATTGGTTGATCTATGTGTTCCCAGACCTTTGCAGGATTTTCTCCTTCAGAATGCTTCTATGGTTGACATTCAATTGTATTAAATTGATCCTGGTGCCCCAGGCTCTCTTTAATTGGTGCTATGTACTCATTTTTCTCGTGGTACAGTTCCAGCCTTTTGTCAACTTTATGATGCCTTCTGTTCTTGCTTTTCTTACTCCCATTCTCTGGTTCATTCATCAGAACCCAGTCGTGTTAGTTTACCCTTGGTCTGCAGGTCCATTCCTTTGTTTATCGTGCGTTTATTACCTTACATTCTCACTCTGTGAGGATGTTGCGGTTCTAACGTCACAAAAGCATTGTCGTTATTGGATGCAGTTCCATTGGGTCAACGTTGGCAAGAAAACACGATTGCCAGGTCATGTCGCTCTGTACGATACGGTGACTGGCCAAAGATGGGAGGGTGTTTTCATTCGTGGAGTTGGAGCGTATAAACCTTTTAAAGGAGCTGCTCGTGTGCAGCCGCGCTACCACAAGGATTACGCATTCGAGATTCCAATTAACCTTGATCCTGAGAGGATACCAAAGGTTGAAGTTGCTGGTCGTTACGGCCCAGCATTCAACTGTCAAACTTTAGTCCTCGAGGTTGTTGGCTGGAATCATGCGCTACTCCTTGCTCCGTTACTTTTCGCTGTCATGACAGGCTCTTTCCTTATTGGGCTTTGGCTCTTCGGTTACTATCTGCGCGCTGTTTATTTTGAACATCTTGATCCTACGGGTTTCGATGTTCCGCGCTTTGGTGCCGAAGTTGATGCCATTGCCAATTGGATTCCTGACACTACCAAGGAATTGGCACGAGAAATGACGGGTTACTACGCTTCGGGAGTGGAAACTTTTTACTTAAACTATAAAAATATATTGGATGCATTCTGGTTGGATGTTTGCGACTATCTTCCAACCGCCTTTCCCACATTCGGTGCATCCGATGAACAAAAACATAAGGAGAGTGATGTCGTTGATCTCACTGTTTCTGATTCTGTCATGGATGATATCAAGAAAGCTGCTTCATTGCAGCAGAACATCCAGGTTATCTCTGAAGGTGTACCACCTTCTGAACTCGACAGAATTGATCAGTGGGTCGCCAACAAATTGAAAGAGTGTTCGGATAACTCATCAAACGAGGATTTACTCGAAACTGTCGGTTTCCTAATGACAGTTTTCCGTGATTCTCCAGTATCCATAGTCACTCACAAGGACGGTAGTTACGATTATGTCGATCCTTCCGGGTTTGATGGTGAGGTCATTGACGACATCACGGAGGAGGAGAGCAATGATTGTATGCTCAGGGCCATTCACACGTACTTAACTGAAAATACTAAAGTGCGTTTCGATGACTTCCCTGTTACACCCATGGCTACTCCTGTTCCTCGAGATCATCCTGATTCTGACAAGCGTTCCCTAGTAGCTCAAACTCTTGATAAAATTCATGAGATACTAAGGCCTATTTACAAGTTGTTCCCGAAACTTGTAGATTTAATTGCTTGGGTCAAGAACATGGTCTTGAGGCAGTCAACATACGTCGCTAATCTGATGCGTGTGCTTGAAAAGGTCGGTTCTATCCTCTGGGACTATTCCTACGCTCTGTGGCGTGATTTCCTCACGGTTGTAAGTGTCATCATTGACACCGTTTTCAACGAGGAATACGCTCAACGAGTAAAGGCGGTGTGGGCTGCAACAACGTTAGTTAAGTTGCCCGCACTTGCACTTAGAGCTAGGTTAGAAGCAGAGTTGAATTACATGGATGTTGACGATCGGTCAGATCCTGTAACTTACCTTTCTGAGTTCACCGGTGGGTTAGAGGAGACGTATAAGAAGGTCCATGGCTGTGCCCCGGCAGGCTTGGCCATGGTGCTACCTAAAAATGTCGATTTTGACAATCTCCTCCGGCAGGGTGGTGGCCGTTACAAGGACTTTCGCATGGGCGTGAATGAAGCTAACCTGCGTGATTTGCTCACGTCGAAGAGCATTGCTTTACTCACTTCCGAGACCACTATTGATGAGTCTCAACCCTTGTTACGTGTCGCAATCAATTACCCCACTAGTCATCATGATCATGATCCATCCCTGAAGTATATTAGACCACACCGCTCCTTTGAGGGTGATGTTAGTACACTTCTTGAAAAGTCATGGTCTGATTATGAGACTGGTGGTGTAATGTTCGGAGGTTTGTCTCGTTCTGTCAATTTCGACAAGCCGATGATGACGACTGAAGAAGCTAGACTCCTCGGTTTCGAGGAGGGTGAATATGTCACAGACCCTGAGTTTGAAAAACGCGCACAGGATTATCTAGCTGAAGGCGTCCCTCAGGGTGGAGACGGCGTGCTCTTTGGGGTTAAACACCCAGAACGTAATCGCGAGTCGTATGACCGTTACGTCCCTAAAGAGTTTGAAGTCTCTCCTGAGGAGAAAAAGTTAAACTGGGAAGTAGCAGCTGCTCTCGCTGCGCAATTCCCCGAAGCCTTTCTAAACAGCAAACTCACGCCACCACAAGCACTCAAGTATCATTTGCGTGAAAAGCTGTCTTACTCTCCAGGCAATCCTTTCCTCGGTTTATACAAGAAGAGGAGAGACATGTTTGCAGCGGGTTGGGATGAAGTCTTGATTGAGAACACCTATCAGGCTTTCCGTTCGGGTAAATACCCCAATTCGATTCATCATGGCTTTCTGAAGTCTCAAGTGGTCGATGCAGCAAAACTCGTCAAGGGTAAAGACCCTCGTAGCGTCGTTGCTCAACCACTTTCCACAAACTATATTGACAATGTGATCCAGCTCAAAGTCTGTAAGCGCAATACCCATCGTACCACGGGTGTTGGCATTGGCATGATTTTGAACCAAAACATGCAGGGTCTATTTGAAAATTTAGAAAACTTCAAAAACCGAGGTGGTTACTATTTCGAAGCTGATGCAGTCCAATTCGATTCGCGGAATCGGCCTGGGAATTTTGATGCTCTATCAAAATTGCATTATTTCGGGTATAAGCATCGTGGAGAAGATGTGGCTTCGAAAGTCCAGTCTATCATGTCCGCTAATTACAAATCCTTACAGGATTGTTACATTTTAGGCTTGACTGAAAACAAGTGGATAGGTTTGACGTTGGGTGTGCCAACGAAGCAGGATGTGTTTAGACTTGTTGGATCAAGACCTGACCTTTTTGTCAGGTTCCGTTCAGAAATGTTAGGTGATTACGATTTCAGTCGACATGCTGGAAAAATCATTCTGACAGTCCACGAGTCCAAAACCCCGTCAAAACTGACACATCCGTACTTCGCGTACCTGACTGATAGCTTGCCAAAAACCTTTGAGACACCGAAACTTCGTGTCGATCCTACCTCACAGGAGAACTCCCTTGATGGTACGGCTGTCCGTCTCGCCACCAACCTCGATAAGATTTACAATCTTCATTTCAAGAATCGAGGTGGCGGGACTGGACAATCCGCGACGTCATGGGATAACACTTGGGGTTATCGTGTCTCATTTATCAAAGGATGGATGCGTTACCATGCAATTAAGGGTAACACCAAATCAGCATCAGATTTCTTCAAGGAAAATGTCCTCTACAATACAGGGGATGACTCAATGTGGGCTATTCGCCTCAAGAAGTCTGACTACGATTACGATCTCTTTGTGGAGTGCATGCATGAGTACGGTGTTGACTTGACTCTCCAATTGATTGACGAAATTGAAAATATCCAGTACCTAGGACAACGTGTCATTCGTACTAGTCGTCACTCTTTTGAACGGTCGTTTTACAACGACTGGTCAAGAGTCAGGTTGAAACAAAGTGCTCAACCCATGCCGCCTGATCCCCGTTTCTTGGTGTATCATGACACCGACCAGACGCTAATGCGCCGTTCTGCTTTCCGTTACTACCAAAGCACAACTAAAGGTCGTCGGTACCTCCATGCTTCCGTTCAACGCTCAGCTGGACAAGTCCAGTTGACAGCATGGAAGCCATCTCTTTACAAGTTGATGGCGCATGAATACATCCAAGATACCAAATCCCTAGCACGTTACTACAGGGTGCGGGGTTTTGATGCCAAATTGGAAAAGGCAACCACTGGAGAGTTCGTCAAAACGAAGAACCCTTGGTGGATGGTAAGGCTAGTCGGTCAGCCTAGCAGGCACGAGCTGACCACAATGCGAAAGAACTTTTCAGAGCTCGAAGAGCCTGACAAGAATCGATACCGTTTCTGGAGTTTCATTCTTGACAACAAATTCGCAACATTTTACGGTGTTGTGAGTATTTCAATGAAAATCCGGTGGCAAGACCCAGATAAGTATGATAAATTCTTCGAGCGCTTTCTCTCAGATCCGTCCTATGCGGATCAGCGCGCTCGAGAATGGATCGACTTTCTGACAAGCATTACTCATGGAATTCCCCGGGAGTGGCATAAGTTGCAACCAACTTTGTCTGCGATCTTTCCAGATCCAAATTTCTACACTCCTGGGCAACTACTTGAGAAATTCTTGTACACCCACAATGGTGCCGAGAACTTGTCAAAGGACCAGTTAGAAGACCTTGTCGCACAATCGCCCTATGGGGCTTTGTGTAACGTCGACGTCTTCTGGCATTCTCTTTCTGACCCGAAGTTCAAGGAACAGCTGGATGAGCATCCAGCTTATGTATATAAAAACATGGTTGTCTTGATCACACTCACGTACATGTTGCTCTATCCATTTGAACTATGGATAACAAGACAACCCTTCATTGGTCTTTTCTGGCGCATCTTCATCCTGGTGATGATTGATGTGCCCAAGGTCTACTCAATTTTGAACCTTCTCTGGTGGCATAATAATGGTCGTTCTTCGACTGTTATCTCAGCACTCATCCCACGAGATCCGTACATCCAGATGAAACGATTCGCGGGCGTTGCTTCAAGTTTCCTGCCCATGGAGTTAGGTTACATTTTGAGGTTTGACCTTTTTCTTCCTTTCGTCGCTGAGTTTCTTCCACGACTTGCTGACGCTATTCGGCACAATCAACAATTTAAGGAACAACCACAGGATTCGGGTGTACGACCCAAGAATCAGTGGGATCCTATTGTTGCCGATGATGCTGATTTTAAGACCAAATTTGCCGATCCTTCGACTGCCCTGATTGTCACCGCCCCTACGGGCACTGGCAAGTCAACAATGTTCCCTCCCGCTTTAATGCAAAAAGGGACCGCAGTCGCGGGTGGCCTGGTTATGCCAAATGGAAGGCACATCAAGCGAATTTTTATTCTTTTCCCACGCATTGTTTTGCGTGATGAATGGTCATCACCATTGGTTAATGTTAGTTCAATTGACAATAGGTTGCAAAGTTATCCACTCTCCCGTCAAACGCGAGACTTTTTACAAAAGTTAGAGTGGTCATCTTCAATTTTCTTGGCAACTTATGATCATTTCGTGAACCGTGTTATCAGTGATGATGTCCATGCTGAGACTCTTTATCTTTTTGATGAATTCCATGAGCAGAATGATGCGATGAAAGTGGCTATTGATTCGCTCCGGCGACCCGATGGCTCTTTCAAATGTGGTAAACTGGTTTTCCTATCGGCTACGCCGGTGCCAGTTCCCTACATCAAGACTTTGCACTTTCAAGCTCCCATTCCTCGTCGGTTCAAAGAAGCACAGGTTATCTTCCGGGACTTTCGTCCTGAGAAGATTCTCAACCAGTATCTTTGGGCGCGCGAACAATTCCCGCATCTTTCAGCACCTAATCAGACAATTATTAGGGTGAATGATTTCACGGAAATTCGCAATCTTATACAGGGAATGATGGAATTCAACATCATGTGTCAGGAGGTTTCCAGCAAAACAAAGGGTGAACGCATCGACCCTTCCAAATTACTCGTATGCTCCCAGGTTATTGATGCAGGCATCAATTTACCAGGAAGAAGGCTACTAATCGACACTGGATATGAAATTAAGCAAATCGATGGCCAAATGGTCAGAGAACCATCAAGTGCTATAACCGCACACCAACTCATGGGCAGAGTTGGGCGGTATAGTGATGGTGACCTGGTTATTCGTCCATCTTGGGCCGGCACGGGCCGCCCAGCCAAGAGTTATGGCAATGTCAGGCACTTCCGCTTTGACATTGTTGCTAACTCTCATTCTATTCAACGGTTATGTAGTTTTACACACCCGTCACTCTTTTCTGCTCCAAAACCAATGGAGTATTGTCATGTCTTGAAGGGACCCTCCTTCAAACCTCAGCTGGCTGAGGAGATTTTTGTCATCCTTGCACTCGAGGAAGCCATGGCTCACAGTGATACACGTTTACGCTATCACTTTGATAATGTCGCACATTTCGTACGAACTGGCAATCTGCGTGTTCCAATTCCAGATGTTTTCGATCATGTTTACGACATGGCCAAGAACTATTCATGGATAGAGGAACCAGATTTCCAGGGTTCAAATGATTACAGATGTGTGCCAGGTAATTTACTATGGTCAATCGAGTACACTACTACAAGAGAGACGCCCGAAGCTCCACCAATTCATCCGACTTCGTTAACTGTCCTACCTTCATGGGAAGGAGTCCAGCCTGGTGTAATGCTCTTTTCAGTAAGAGCATTACAAGCAAAAGCAAGTCGATGGATTGAGCGCGAGAGTGGTGGGGTGATTCGACAGGTTCCGGAACAGCTTGACGCAAAACGTCTGGTGGTGGCTACCATTGAAAGAGGTCTTCAGGCCCAACACAAGGTTGCAGTCAAATGCAATCCTGAAGCCGAAGATCTGCTAAATTCTTCCTTGGAAACCACCCTTCAAGCGGTTCGTGAGTCCATCTCATCACCATTATCTCTTTGTATCAACAAGGGTGCTCTTCGATCATTAGAGGGTCTGGTACAGGTACCAGCCTCTCTAACGGTCTTCTCTCTATTCTGTCCGGCTTGCCTTCAATCCTTACCACATTCTCACGAATATGGAAAGTCAGGCCTACCAGACACTCTCAAGCCTCTGGTTCCGGGCTATAACGCACAGGAACCATTCACTCTTTACTACGATAACCCTTTCACTTGCCTCTATAAGAAGAGAAGTGGTGAAATGGCAATTGCTGAAGATGTGCATTCCGATGATCCTAAAAAGGTCACCGAAAAATCTCCTTCTCACAAGGAATTGAGCACCCTGACGAAGTTCGAAGCCGCAATTGCCGCTTTGAAAGCTATGTCTGGCTCAATTACTAGTGCTGTAAGAGATGCACGTCTCGACCATTTGCTCATTCAGCCACCATAACTTGAGGGGAAGACTCGTGAACGGTTGATGTTCAGGAGAGTGGAAGCATGAACGGACAGTGTGGATCAAATGTAACTTAGAAGTGTCAGTCTCCATAAATAATAAACTTTAAGGGTAAACTCGACTGGTGAGTGTGGGTAAATGTAACTTGGGGACCATTCTGCGTAAATAGTAAAATACTTTGTAGAGCAGCCAACCAAGACCACGACCGACTGAGGTGACTTCAAAGAGGATACACCTAAGACCATCCCCGTCATGACCAAACTTTTCAGAATAATCAATACGGCAAGTTGTAACTCATGTGTTCGCACACTGGTTGCTCATCTTTGGTAACTCGAATGGTCAAATCGTAACAAAATAAAATATGGACCAAAAGTTTTAAAAGTCCTTAAACTTGCTATAACACTAATCGCTAATTAGTTCTTGCGACCAAAGTTCTTAAGTCGTTAAACTGTGGAAACAATCACAAGTCCAAACCCGACCGAAATGTAAAGTCATTAAACTATTCAGTCATGTACCGGTAAAAGAAGCCTTAATGTGTCAGCTTAGCACAGGTACCTGCCAATTCAACCACCCGTCCCTACAGACATTAAATGGTAGCCTTCAGCAGTGAGGACATCCGTTACGGAAACGCGATCTGATTCATCATCAAAATCAGAGGTTAGGCTTCCTAAAAGTCCAGAGACCAAAACGTTTAAGTCTGTAAACTATGACGGTCAGTAAGGTGGGTTAAACACACAATGCTAGACGCCTGGATGTAAGCGCAAGGCGCTAATTGAAGGACAGGGTTGCGCTTACCTGCCTTCCTGGAATTGTTGTGGCTTGTAGATTTTGGGCCCCTGGATGTAAGCGCAGGGGGCGTGTATTCTCGAAGAAAGGGTTGCGCTTACCTTCTTCGCTGAAATCTATTGAAAATACTGGCTGGTGTGGGGTACAAGGGCCGATTAGCAAACTCGAACCGTTCGTCCAGCAGTTATGACGTTAAACTATCTTGAACTTGTTTTGTAGGCGAAATACCAGTCGTGTATGCGGGGGCCTGTTCGTAGAAGGATATTCTAACGCAACCCGAGGTGACGTGGACGCGATGGCTTATAAACCTTAGCCTGCAAGGGCACGCGGGGACCGTACATGGCATTCATTCAACATGTTTGTTTCATAGGCGGGTGGTCACGGTGAACATCGGGCTCTGTGAAGTGATAAATCGCCGGGCAGTAGTACAATTACGCAAAACAAGGGTCGATCCTGTGAATTGGGTGGTCAAACGGGGAACCCGAAGGGGATGTACCTGGTGACCAGGGTTTATGGTGACTTGTAAAACTTGGAAAGTTCAGATTCATACGGAAGGTGTGGATGATCATCATCTGCTAAGCTTTGAAAAGGACCACGTAAAATACCAATGTGGTGATAATCTAAGGAAGTCGAATCTAGAACAGGGCTACTCTCTCCATGGAAAACCGTGCTGAGCTCGAGCTCTCTTAGTTGTTTTAGGGATTTTCTCTCTTTTACACTAGGAACTCAGTTCTTGTACAGTTTGACGTAGCTGCATTGTGATCTAGATGCTTGCTTGGTATCCCACCAGCGCGTGCGCTTAGTGAATGGCGGTCATTACACATACCAGACACATGACGCCTCAAGCCTTAATCTCAACTTACTAAATTTTTCCTGAAACAAGAACATAAATAGCCCCATTGTCCTATTGAAGCACCGTGGAACTCGACAAAGCGAGTAACGGAGAAAAGAAAGACAAA